GCGGTGCCGATCTCGACAAGGTTCCTTGTCGTCACATCTCCTTCTCTGGGCCGCCCAAACTCCATGAAGATGGTGCCCTCGGCCGCATTGCACCAGCCCCTGGAGGTGTCGACCCGGACGCCGTCGCCAGCGCGCGTCGTGGCCACTGAGGTGAAGGAGTCGCCCAAGCGGGTTGTAGCGGCCGACGTCGACACGTCTGCAGCCCGGGTGACGGTCGCCGACGTTGTCGGGATGTAGCTGGTTGCCACCGCGCCTTCTTCGATTTGGCCCTTGCAGATCCAAACCGTGAGGTTGCTGGTAAGGACCCCACTGGTGTGAACGACCGGGTAAATCGCCCCCGTGGCAGATGGTGCAATGTTCTGAGTGATCGTCCGAGAGAACCGGTCAACGAACTGGATTGAGTTCGCTGCGCTGATGGAGAACCCTCCCATTCCCGATGCGCCGGTGTAGTACAGGTTGATTGCCTCGGTCCCAGTCAATGGTCTGCTCAGCTTCAGATAGGCACTCATCGAATAGGCGGTCCCGGAAGTGATGGCCGCGTTGACGCCTGTACCTCCTCGGACGCGACTGCCCGCATAGCCAACAGCGCTGGCCGATGTAAACGTCACGGCGACGCACGCCTCACCATCGACAGTCGTGCTCGCTACCGTGGGCGGGGTGCTCCCTTCCGCGACGCCGAGCGTGATCTGGCTGTTCAGCAACAGGTTCGTGCTCCCACCTTCCAGCAGCAACCACGGCACAACGGTCAAGTCGGCCGGGTTGTAGGTCATCCGCGCCACACCCGCTGCCGCCGTCTTCATCGCTCCCGTCGAGTCGAAGTAAGTGCCGATGGACGCGCGGCTGGTGAAGGTCTCGGTGCTCGGGATGTAGCTGGTCGCATAGGCACCGGCTTCGAGTTGGGCGCCCCATGCAAGGCAGGCGCCGTTGTCCGCTCGCGGCCCGGAAACGACGGCATAGCAAGTCAAAATATCGCCCACGGCAATGGCAATCTTCGACGTATACATGCAGCGAAACCATCCGTCGCCGACGGGCCGCATCTCCCAGCCCGCCCCCGTGATCGATGGCGTCGCGCCGTGCAGATTCACACTTGCGCCGATGTCGTTCGTCAACGTGGTGGTATTGCGCAGCAGCAAGTCCACGTTGGCAGTCCGCGACACGTTCTTCAAGTAGATCGAGTACGTCATCACCGTCGCCGTCGCGGCGACATTTTGCGTATTGGGGGTCGTGGATGTCCCCGAAAACTCAACCGCTCGAAGCGTGCCATCGGGCGCCAACTTCCCAGGGGTGCGCGTCAATCCGCCGCCCGTCCACGATAAGTGCATGTCGCTGCTCTTGAGCAGGATGTTGGTGCGCTGCTCCTCCGCCAGGAAGCCGGGGGTCAACGTCAGGTTGGACGGCTCGTAGCTGTTGCGTGCGACGCCCGCCGCCGCGTAGCGCATGACGCCATTGGCGTCGTAGTAGCTGCCGATGGAAGCGCGACCATTGAACGTCTCCACATTGAGGATGTAGGAGCTGGGGAATGCACCCACTTCGAGTTGGGCTCCCCAGATGTAAAGGCCTGCGGCGCCGTCGCCCGGGCCGTTGTGCCCTGCCCCCACTCCAGGATAGGCCGCCGCAATGAGTCCGGCCGAAGCGTCGGAAGTGAAGACGATCTCCACCCGGCGCCAGCCATTGCCGACGTCGATGATTCGCTTCGATACTTCAACAAATTCGCCAGTGACACTACCGTTGATTGCCATCGTCGCCACATTGAAGGTGACGCTAAAAGCGTGTGCGGTCGATGCACCACTCACGTAGATCCAGCCTGCCGATGACCCTGCCGCCTTGACGTAGAAGGAGTAGGCGTACGTGGTCGCGGTCGCCGCTTTGGCGAGGACTTGGTGAATTCTCCCGTTACCCGCAGCGCCGGTGGTGGTCAGACAGAGCTTGCAGGCATCCCAACGGCCGTTCGGCGCGATGGCTGCACCCGGGGTCACTACGACGTTCGACTTGACCCAGGAGGCGGTCTCGAAGCGCGACGAAACCAAGAGCACGTTCGTGCGTGATCCTTCGATCAGCAGACCCTTCGACGCCTTTGTAAGAGGGTCGTATTCGTAGCGTGGCACGGCACCGGCAGGCTTCGGCTGGATCCAGCCCTGGGCATTCGTGAAAGTGCCCTGTCCCGCCCCCGCGTAGGTGAACAATTCGGCAAACGTTTTTTCGGTGAGCGTGGTGGTCATTGTGTTTCGATGTTGTTGTGGGTGAGGGGCCAGCCCGCGGCGATGTCATAGGCCTCGGTCGCGGCCTCTGTCCGGAGTTGGTCGATGGCGGCGTGGTGCGTGCGCTCGGCACTGAAGCACGCCTGGACATGCAGGCCGATCGCTCGGGCCACGCCGCGAAGTTCGTCGAGGGTCAGGCGGGCCCATCCGCTGTCGGCCTTGAAGTCGACAGAGTCGATGCCTGCGATGTCGGCGTTGACGATCACTGCCGTGATGCGGTCCTGGTCGGGCTTGCCCGTGAGAACACGCACGCCGTTCTGCAATGTGATACCGCCGGTTTCGACTTCCCACCGACGCTCGGTGACGCGCTCGCGCAATGCGCGACGACGGTCCTCCATCGTTCGGGGATCGAGCCAGGCACGGTGTATCCAATCGAACACGTGGTGTTCGTCTGGCTTCGACGGCATGTCGACAGGCTTCCCATCCGCGATGTATTGGTCGAATCGGGCTTGGCCCACGTAGACAGACTCGCCTTCGAAGGCCTGACTGAGGCACTCGTCCTCGGAGCCGGCATAGCCTGAGCGAACGACCTCTCCGGTCGCGGTTCTATAGACAGTGAAATCGATCATGTTCAACGACGTGTGGCAATTGCATAGATGAAAGAGCCGGAGAGACCGGAGGGCGCGGTAGAAGAGATTTCGATCACAGAGTCACCTGGCCAACATTGAAAACTTGCCCCGCCAGTCACGGTGGAACCTGCAATGCCCGCACCAAACCAGACTTGGTTTCCGTTCACTTTGATTGAGACGAAACCCGTCATCATCAAGAAGACAGTACCCATTGCGAAGACATCCAACGTCTGCCCTGTGCTGTTCCGGTAGACCAAATGGCAGACATTCCCCGGTGAGACTGCGTATCTGGGAACGGTGACCGCTTCGCCCCGAATGTTGAGCGTGTCGATCACGTTGGCCTGACCGATCGTCAGCCCTCCTCGATCCAGGTTGAAACCCGGCCCCCACAAGCGGAAGCTATCCCCGCCGTTGGGGGTGCCCAGCATCTGCAGGCCGCAAGGACCCTGGGTGAAGTCAACAAAGGAGGCGCCATCCGGTGCCTTGGCGAGTATCCAGCCCCATCTGCCATCGCCGTACCACTTGTCGGTGGAACGGATGTAGCCCCAGTCCGTTCCTGCCATATTTCCGTTGATCGTGATCTGGCCCGCGCTGATGTAGTTCAGCTTCGAGATCGTCGCCGTCAACTGCTCCACATCCAGCGAGCGGGCCTTGATCGACCCGTCGACGAACAAGTTGCCGTCCATGCCGATGGTGCTGGCGCCGTCCACACGACCGACGATGAACGGGTACTTGGTCTCCCCGCCCGTGGCGGTCTGGGCGATCGCGAACTTGTCGACGAGCACGACCATCTTGCTCTCGGTGTTGTCAGCGTCGAGCAAGATCCCGGAGACCCTGTTTCCGGCCGTGACGTTGAGCTTCCACGTCGACTTGACCTTCCCGTCGAGCGTCGCGAGTGCACTCGACGTCGCCGTGATCGACGCGGTGTTCCCATTGACCTTGGCCGTCACATTGGTCAGCGCCGTCGCCTGGCTCGTGATCGCGCCTTCCGCGCTCGTCACGCGCGTCGTGAGCGCATTGACCGCGCTGGCGTCCGCCTTCGTAGTCTCCGCCTTGGTGATCCGCAGGCTGTCCGTGACATCCTCGAAACGGAACCCCTGAACCTCCGAGTAGCCCGTCGTGCCACCCGTGTGGTTCAGGGCGAAGCCGGGGCTGACCGACGTGTCGCCGAAGGCGCTGCCGAGCAGGTCCAGCGAAATCCGGGTCCAGACGTTGGTGGGCAGGCTGGCGAGCGCGATGCCGCTGTTGCCATAGTTGCCCAACGTGTTGCGCCACCAGGTCCAGTAGTGCGTGCCGTTGGCATCGACGCGTCGAACCCATGCCGTGAGGCGGTAGGTTCGCGCCGGGTCGATCACCACCTTGCTCTTCGAGTAGTTCCAGAAGTTCACCCCCCCCACAGGCGAGCGGCACACCGTCGTGGCCACCTTGCCGGTCGTCGTCGTGACGAAGTACGTCGCCAGGCTGGTGCCGTAGTGACTGCGCCATGCCGTCGGATTCGCCAGGTTCTCGTCCGCCGTCAGGCTCGCCTGCGAATCGGCACGCCCCAGCTCCAGCCCACTGTTGATGCTGGTGATCGCCTCGCCCTGCGACGTGATCAGGCCCTCTGCGTTCGTGACGCGCGTCGTCAATGCGGTCAGGGCCGTGTTGCTGGCCTTGCTCGGCAGGCCGTTCGTCGTGTGGTTGACGGTGGCCGACAGCGCGGTGATCGCATTGGCATTCGCTGTGTCTGCGGTGACGCGGGCACTCTGCTCCGCCGTCACGGCCGCGGCGGCATCTGCCTTGTTGGTATTGACGACCGCCTCAAGCGCCTGGCGAGCAGACACTTCTACCGCATCCGCCGTGATGCGCGCCTGGCGTTCCTCGTAGATCAGGCCGCTGGCGAGCGTCGGGCCCGTCGGCTTCTCCCAGACTTCGAAGGCATTGCCCACGAAGTCGTTGACCAGCGATGCACCGATCACCGTGTCCAGGCTGCCCGAGGTATCAGGAACGCCCGTGAGTGCCACAGACAGGCCCTGCCGCTGGATCGCCTCTGCGCTGTCCGCCTGCGCTCGTGCAATGGCCTCGTTCTGCAGCGCGGCGGAGCCGGCCGTGGCATTGCCCGTGACCGTCGCCTGCAAGGCGGTGATCGCATTGGCGTTGGCCGTGTCTGCGGTGGCGCGCACGCTCTGCTCGGTCACCAGCGCAGCGTCGGCGCTGGTCTTGTTGCTCGCGACCGTTGCCGCCAGCGCCGTGCGAGCCGTGATCTCCGCGTTGTCGGCGGCGATGCGTGCCTGGCGCTCGCTGTAGACCAGGCCCGAGCTGACAGCACCGACGTCCGTGCCGGTGTAGGCACCGCGCACCTGCGTGGCCAGCGATTCGCGCGCGGTGACTTCCGCCGTGTCTGCGGTGGCACGCGCGCTCTGTTCGGCGTTGATCGCAGCATTGACGTTGGACAGGTTTCCGGCCACGGTCGCGGCCAGTGCCTGGCGGGCCGTGACCTCGGCGGCATCGGCGTTGGCACGCGCCGTCTGCTCGGCCACGAGCGCAGCATCCGCGTTCGTCTTGTTGCCGGCCACAGTGGCCGCGAGCTGCTGCCGCGCCGTGACCTCGGCGCTGTCCGCGCTCACCCGTGCATCACGCTCCGATGCGAGAAGGCCCGAGCTCAGCGCGCCGATGTCGTTGCCGCTGTAGGCGCCGCGCAGCTGCGCGGCGAGGTTCTCGCGCGCCGTGACCTGCGCAGCGTCCGCGCTCGCACGCGCGGCCACTTCCGCCTGCAGCGCGGCGTTCGAGGCGCCTGGCGACGGGCGTCCGATGGCGACCCAGTCGATCTCGAAGTACGCGGTGGCCGTCTGCGTCGCCGACAGCTCGATGCGGAGCTGGTCGATGGCCACATCCCACCCGGGGCTGACCGTGACCATGCCGATGCCTGCGCCGTCGTAGGTCGGCTCTGTCATCGTCACACGCCGCGACGCGTCGAAGCCGCTGTCGCTCGCCGCACGCCAGGACAGCGCGCCGTCCCATGCAGGCACACCGATCTTGCGCACGCGCATGCGGATCTGGCCGTAGGTCGAGCCGTTTGCGGCAATCCCCACAGGCGACACGACGAAGGGGTCGGTCGCATGGTTGGCGGGGCGGATCCACCCGGCCGCGACAGAAGGCGTGCCATTGCCCGTCCAGGCTTCCAGACCGGAATCGAAGTACCAGATCTTCGCGTAGTCGAACTGCTCACCCACGCCTGCCGAGATCAGCGTGATCTGCTGCGCCAATGCCTCGTCGCTCGTGGCGCGTGCACTGCGCTCTTGGTAGATCAGGCCGCTGACCACCTGCGACAGGTCCGATCCGCCGTAGCCGCCGGTGAGCTGTGCCTGCAGCGTCTCCCGTGCCGTCACCTCTGCAGCATCGGCCGCCACGCGGGCCTGGCGCTCTTCGGCGATCAGGCCGCTGCCCACCTGCCCCAGCGCCGGCGCCTGCCAGACGCCGTAGCTCTGCTCGGCAAACCCGATCTCCAGCGAAGCGCCGTCCACGTAAGCCAAAGTGGCAGCGAGGTCTGTCGCGCCGACCAGCGCGACCGTCAACGACTCGCGGCTGCGGGCCTCGGCCGCATCCGCCGCGCTGCGCGCCGAGGCTTCGTTGCCGATGGCCGCGGTCAGAGTCGCATCGGCGGCCTGCAGTTGCGTGGCCAGCTGCTGCCGTGCAGACGCTTCGGCCGCATCGGCACTGGCGCGCGTCGTGGCCTCGGTCTGCAGTGCAGCCTGCGCGGTGCTCAACGATGCGTTCAGGGTCGTGACGCGTGACGACAACGACTCGTCGGCGGTCTGCCGTGCCGTGGCCTCGTCCGTGATCGCGGCCTTGCGGGCATTGGTTTCGGCGAGCAGCGCCGCGGCGCGCGCGCTCTGCTCGGCCGTGATCGCCGTCGCACGCGTGGTGGCCTCGGCCGTCACTGCCGCCTTCCGGTCGGCCACCTCCTGCGAGACAGCCGCCACACGTGCGGTGATTTCGGCCTGATCGGCCGCGGCGCGAGTGGTGGCTTCTGCCGTGAGGGCGTTCGTCACCTGCGTGACCTGCTGCGCCCGCTGCTGGGCCTCGGACACCAACGCCGCCGAGCGCGCGGCCGTTTCTGCCGCAATGGCTGCCGCTCGCGCGGCCGCCTCCGCGCTCAGGGCCTGCGCACGGTCTTGCGCTTCCTTGGTCAGCGCCTGGCCTTGTGCCTGGTCGACGGCCTTGAGCTCGTCGACGGCTTCGTTCAGGCCTTGCTCGAGCTCTTCCAGCGCCTCGTCGATGCCGGGCAGCACCGTGAGCTGCACGTACGCGGCCGCGCTGCCGTTGCCACCGGCGTCCACGGCGCGCACCCAGTAGCGCCAGCTGCCCGTGGCTTCGGTGCGAACGAAGGTCCGCTCTGCCGTACGTCCGATCTCTTCAGAGGTCTCGAGCGTGGCGCCCCGGCGCAGCTCGTAGTACGCGATCGGCTGCATGGTCTTGCAGTCCTGCCACGACAGGTCGACCTCGTTGCGCCAGACGATGCCGTTCACGAGTGGCTGCGCAGGCGGCGCAATGTCGATGGACGCGGAGACCGGCACCGACCATTGGTTGGACGTGCTGCCGTGCGAGGCCCAGACGCGCTGGGTGCCGGCGCGCAGCCACCCGAGGTTGGCCGCCACGCCCTTGGCGGAGAACACCTCGTCGGCCAGCTCCCAGCTGGCGCCGATGCGCACGCGGGTCGTACTCCAGTCGAGCAGGTCGATTCCGATCGGCTGCCCCCAGGTGGCGACGATGCCTGCGTCGGTCACGTCGAGCGCGAGCCCCGCCACGTCGCCAGGCACACCGCCCTTGCCGACCAGCGTGTGCTCGGCCGTGGCCCACGGGCTTGATGCGTAGGGTGTTCGGAAACGCGCTCGCACCTGATAGAGGCTGCGCACCGACAAGCCCAGCAGGAAGGTCTCGGTGGCATCGCCCGGCAGTTGCGACGAGTGCCAGTCGCTCACCGGTGCCAGCGAGCGCCATTGCACCTCGACAGCGCCGCTCTTCAGGATGTTGAGCTCGTTCGATTTCGCCCATGAGACGCGGGCGCGCGCCACCATGCCGCCGTCCTGCACCGACATTTGCGACGGGCCGCTTTCCACCTTGAAGTCGAACGGTGCCTGCGGTTGCAGGAACGGGCTTGGCAGGTTGGTGTTCGGCGCCGCGTCGGCGAGCACCTCGTCGGCCAGGTCGTAGTACGCCGGCACATCCTCGATCACGAGCAGCGACAGCGGTGCGTTGCGTGCGTAGGCCCAGTCCGTGACGCGGAAGGTCTTGTTGGTGAAGCCGTACAGAACGCTCGAAAGCACGATGCGATCGCCGGGCTGCAGATGCCAAGCCAGCATCTTCGGATGGATGCGCAACACGAAGCCGCCGCGGCTCTGCTCGACCACCACGCGGGCGATCTGGTGGCAGCGCACATGCGAGGTCGTGAACGCCAACGCCATGTCTGTGAACTTGTCCTTGGCGTCGAGCGCGCGGAAGGCTGGGTTCTGATAGGGCGTGAAGTCTTCGCTGACCCCGTTGCGCGCCGCGTTGACATAGGTGCCGCGCATGCCGTTGAAGCGGCTCGCGCCAGGATGAGCGGTTTGCACCACGGCCGTGGGCGCCAGCATGTCCTCGTCGGTGAGGTTGAGTACCGGCGTCGACCAGGCACCGGCCTGTATGCGCCAAACACCACCCGATTCGAGGCTGAAGCCCGCCATCGAATCCTCGATCTGTTGCCGTGTCGACTCACGGTCCTGGTCCGAACGGAACATGCCGTCGCAGACATACCGTGCCTTGGAGCCACCGTAGTTGACGGCATCGATGGCACTGTAGACCTCCTGGTCGCAGGCATTGGCCGCCGCAATCAGCGCGTTCTCGTCGATCTGGTCGGAGGCTGCGAGGTAGCCGGTCTCCGAGCGAAGGAAGTCGGCCAGGCACAGCGCGGGATTGCGCGAGTAGGCGGTCTGGCCGGTGCGGGGGTCGTAGACCTTCTTGCCGCGCAGCCTGGCCGTGATCTCGGGAAGGCCGCCCTGGAAACGCTCGAACAGCATGTTGAGCGTCACCACGGCATAGGTGCAGCCGCTCAGCTTGTGCTGCTCCGTCCAAAGATTGGCGCCTGGAAGGGTCTGGTCGACATTCCAGCGAAGGAACGCATCAGCTGTGTCCACGCCGCCCGGCGAGGTGTGGAACTGCACGTTCACTGCCGGGCCCTCCGAAGGCCAGCCCGTGAACAGCGGCGGCATCTGGAACTCGGAGCCGTCGGTCCAACCGAACTCATTGGGCCGCCCCACCGACGTGCCGTCGATGAAGATCTCGTCAATCGCTTCGCATTCGTGCGAGGCGAAGACCATCACGATGTGCTTGAACTGAGCCATCGGTCCGCTGTCGAGCACCGCAACGATGGCTCCGCCGACACGTGCGGGCGCGCCGTAGACCGTGGCCCACGGAGCTTCCGAGCTGACCAATGTCGCTGTGCGATCACGCAGGTTGGCCACGTCTTCCGCGAACTTGCGAGCAGCGGCTTGCCGCGCTTTCTTCTTGGCTTGCGAAGACGCGTAGGCGTTGCTGATGATGGAGAGCGCAGTGCTGACGATCATCCCGCCGACCGCGGCCGCCGATGCGCCCGCGCCAACAGCCGTACCAATTGCCGTGAGGATGCCCGTCACAGGCTCCGCCATTGCGGCGGTACAGATGCCAAGAATGGCACCAAGGACCAGAAAAAAACGAATCAGACGCGCCATGCTGCCACCCCCGCCGTCAAAGGCAAAAATTGGAGGCGATCCTTGCCAGGCGCCACGATGTTCGAGCCGGTGCAAATACCGAAACTGTGGCCCGACACACGACCCACACGGGCGCCACTTCGCGCCAGCACCACGTCTCCGCGCCGAGCCAGCAGGCCGGGTAGCGCCGGACCGAGAAGGGCGGATGCAGCGGCTTGAAAACCGCCGACCGCACGCACGTGCCTGAGCGCCGTCAGCAGCCTTTTGGGCGCCAACGCGCCGCCTTGCAAGCGCAGCGGCTCGAGCGGGTCGGTCCCGCGTTGCTCACGCACCCAATCGGCGGCAATGGTCGCGCAGTCGTGCTCGAAGTAGGCGAAGCCGATGTGACGTCGCGCGTTGATGAAAGTGTCGAGATCGATGCTCATTTGCTGTGCACACCCAAGGTCTGTCGATATTGAAGATTGGCCTGCAGCCACTTGCCGACCCAGACGGCCGGGTTGCCGATCAGGCTGGTGAGATAGACGAAACCCAGCTCGCCCGGATGCCGCGCCAGGTGTTGCGCGTTGTTCATGCGCAGTGCCGCGGGATTGCTGCGCACGTCGTAGCTCGCGGTGCGACAGTCCATGCTGATCGAGGCGTTGTTGCCATCGCGATCGATCTTCATCTGGTCCATCACGCCGACGAAGCGCAGCACGGGCGCGCCGGTGATCTGCAACGTGTTGGCATCAAGCATGGCGATCCACACGCGCACACGACGGTCCTGGTAGTCGGCGGGGTCGCCAAGCGCCAGCGCACGCGTGCCGATGTCCACCGGCGAGAGCGTCAGCGTGAGCTTCTCGGCCGCGCCGTCTTCGCTCTCGTGCAACTCACCGATGGAGCCGAGGTTGCCCACGCCCTGCCAGGTCTCGCCCATGACCTGGACGCTGAGCGGCCAGTTCGTGAAGCGCGCCGTGCCCGAGCGCAGTTGCAGTTCGACCAGTGCAAGTTCGCCATAGGCGCCAGCGCTGGCAGTGGCCTGAAAGCCGCTGTTGGTGGTGACTGTCATTCCCAGGACTCCATGAGATCGAGGCTGAAGCCGCCCTGCGTGCGCGACTCCGACGACCAGTTGTTCTTGGCATCGACCTTGCGCATGAGGCAGGTCGGGCGGTCCCAGACCACGGCACTGCCGGCGGCCACAGCCACGCGCAACACCGGCTCAACGGACACCACGATCAGCCCCGATGCATTCGCCACGGCATCAGCCTGCACGTGCAGCAGCTGCCGCTGGATCGACCCCTGGTTGACGCCGACCCAGTCGCCCTGCAGCAGGGTCTTGCCGGCCTGGGCCGCACCCATCTGGATCGACAGCGACGACGCGCCCGCAGCAGCGGCCAGCACCGTCCATGTGCCCCGCGCGCTACCGCGCGGGGCCGGCTGCAACATGTCGCTGACCGCGAGCACGTTGACCTGGCCGCGCAGCGCATGCACCAGGCTGCGCCACATCGCGGCCTCGTTCATCAGTGGGATGCGCTCTTCGCTCACGAGCGCACAGGTGCGGCGCGGCGGTGCCAGCACGGCGACCTGCGACGAGCCGGTGTCGCCACTGCTGAAGCTCAGGTCGAAGGTCTGGATGCCGAAGTCCTGTCGCTTGACAGGCAAGGTGAGGGGCAAGGTGATGATGCTCATTGGGGCACCACCCGCATACGCTTGAGTTGTTCCATTTGGCCTTGGTTGTTTGCTTGAAGCGCACGGTCCAGATCGGCCATCACGGCGCCGCGATCGGACCTCGAATCGATGTGGAAGACGGTGGAGGGTGCGTAGTGCAGGGCACCACCTGAACCCGAACCTTGGGCACTGACGCCCAGCCGTCCGTCGGAGCCGCGACGCAGCGGCATGATGGCTTCGGGCCCGGCCTCGCCCATGAGGCCGATGCCGTTTGCGAAGGGGAAGAAGGTGGGCTTGCCGACCACGCTGTTGGCGTACGCGTGCAGGCCAGGGGAGGAGAAGACGTTGCCGTTGGCGCTCGTGACGAAGAACTTCATCACGCCGTTCACGAGGCTGCCCAACCAGTTGTCGCCGGAGCTTCCGCCTGCAGACGCGCCACCACCCGAAGACCCTCCCTTGAACAGGCCCGAGAACCATCCGGAAAATGCCTCGACGGCTGGCTTCAGCGATGTGTCGTAGAGCGCGTCGGCGATCGACGAAACGATCTTCTTCTTGAGCGACTCGCCCATCTTGTCGAAGGCCTTGTCGTCGCCCTGAAGAAAGCCCGTGAAACCTTCCCTGAACGCACCGCCGATGTCGTCGGACATCTTGGTGGCCTTCGCGTCCCGCTTGGTCTTTTCCTTGTTGGCCGCCTCGATACCTTCACTGTTGCGGGTGACCTTCAGCAGCTCTTTCTCGGCTTCGATGCGCGCGCCCAGTGCCTCCAGGTAACCAGGAATGACTTGCTCGGTGTTGTCCAGGTCTTGGTACTGGCGCTCCAGTTGAGCGATGTTCAGTTCCTTCAGCGCCGACTTGGTTTTTCCGTGCGCCGTGTTCTGCGCGTCCAGTGCGGTCGTCTGATCGAGAACGCCGGAGGTGGCCTTGCGCATGCTTTCGACCAGAGCCGCATGCCGCGCTTGTTCCGGGTCGATGGATGCGCGCTCCGCGGTTTCGCTTGTCGCGGCCTTTTGCGCGCCTTGCTTTGCTTGGTCCGTTGCGCCTGCCTTGCAGCCGCACACGACTTCGATGCACGGCCGAAGGCCGTCGCCCTCTGCGCGTTGGATACCCGCCGCAATGGGCGTCGCCGAGCGTGCGAGGCCTCTTGCGGTCGAGCGCTTCGCGACAACACTACCCGCTGCTCTCGCGATGGATTCCTCCGCTTTTTTCGCCCCATCGGCACCTTCCCACGCTTCTGCGGCGGCGTCGAACGATGCGGCATCTCTGGCGGCGTTATCTGCCTGGATATCTACCGCCCTCCGATCCTCGCGCTGAAGCTCTCTCAGTGCCTTACGCTCTTGATCGCGCTCCTCCAGCGACACTCTGGGACCGCTAGTGAAGGGCCCGCTCGAAGACTTATTGCCTCTGCTGGCTTCCTGCTTCCGTTGTCTTTCGTAGAGCTCATCAGCCCAATCTATTTTCTGCTGGAGGGTCTGATCTCGCCCGAGGCTGCGTACGGAATCATCAAGGCGGGTGACGGCGTTCTCGACGAACGAGACCGCGCGGTCGGGGAAGATTCTGCCTCGATCTTGCTGTCGGACGAGCCGGGTCTGGTCGAGGGCAAAGGCCTTCTGCGCCAACGATCCTGCCGCCTCGAGATCGCCTTTCGCTTCGAGCCCGCTGATCTTTTGGAGCATCTCCCCAGTCACATAGCGACGGCTCCCGCTTCTGTTGTACTCAATCGATTTTTTTGTGGGCTCTTTGCGCAATTCGACGAATTTCGCAACGCTTTCCTCGATAGGAACACCTTGCAACCGATTCAGCTCCGCAGTGGCAGTTCCCACATCGACTATCGCATTGCGCTGAACCTTGCCTGTCGCCACCAACGCTGCCGTGACTTTCGACGCTTGCGCCAGTGTTCCGTCCTGGCCTTTGATCTGAAGCGAGATCTCCCGGAGTTGATCGTTCGTGAAACCCGCCGGGTTGCCGGACACGAGCCTGGCGTTATCAAATGCGACAGTTTCTCTCTTGCCTTTGAGGGTGGCGTCACCGAAATAGGCGAGCGCCTCAAGAGCCAACTTGGCTGCATTCAGCTTCTTGGTGCCGCCGCCCTCTGCAGCCCCCGAGAAAGAGGCAAGGCCCTCTATCAGATCCTTCACCTGCTTCACTCCTTCAGCCGCCTTGGGCATGCCCTTGACTACCGCCGAGAGCTCCAGCGTCGAAGGAGATACGTTTTTTTGATCGTCAGCCATGTCTGTATGGTCCGTTTGAGAGAAAGAAAAAATAAGGCCGACATCTGCCGGCCCCAAGCTCCTTCGATGGCCGTCCGCCCGCGCTGTTGCTAGACGTTCAGCACCGCAATGCCTTCGTCTTCCATCACCTGCAACTGCAGGAACACTTCGCGCTGGCGCGCACGCGGAATGCCCAGGCGCCGCATCGCCACGTCGACCGCACCGAAGTCGAGCCCCTGGAACCACGCGCCTGCCGCACCGGCGACCACGCGCCATTGCGTGCGGCAGGCGTGGAACACCTCGAAGGCTTCCTGGTGTTCCGGCCACAGCTCGAAAGGCGGCGGGCCGTCCCCGTTCGCCATCGAGGAGACGAGCTTTCTCGGGTCGAGACCGAGCGACGCGCACTGGCTGCGGAGATCGTCGTCCAGCTCGTCATGGACGCGATGCGCGACTCCGAGCACGAAGCGCGCGGCGCCCCTCAGTTTTTTGCTGCGGCCGGGTACGCGTGCTCGAAGTAGCTGTAGGCGATGGCCGCCTCGAAGGTCGGCCAGTCCTCGGCCGCCGCACCGCGGTTGTCGGGCGTGCAGATGAAGGGCGCGTTGTCTTCGCCCTCCAGGCCCTTCCAGTCGGCCAGCACCATGTCGAGCAGTTCGCGGTCGGTGAGGCTGCGCGCGTCCAGCCGCGCCTGCAGCGTTTCGTTGTCGGTCTTGGACAGGCGCTTGAAGACGGCGTCGAAACGCACCTCCTCGACCTGGCCGTCACCGGGCACACGCATCACCACGGGTGCGATGAAGGTGGGCTTCACGGCGATCTTGAGCTTCTGAGGCATCGGGTTCTCTTTCTTGTGTCTTGAATGAATGACTGGGTGGTTGAGCGAATGACGCAGAAGGCCGTGCTCAGCGCACGACGATCGACCACTCGTCGTTGCCCGAGCCGCTGGGCACGAACTCGAGCGGCACGGTGACCATCTGCACGCCGTCGACGTCGCTGTAGGTGGGCTTGCCGATCTGCGCGCGCGGCGAGAGGAACTCGACCACGTTGGTCGCGCCCTGACCGTGCTTGAGGGCCAGGGGCACGCGCTTGCTCGAACGCGCCATGCCGATCCAGTCCTTGGTCGCCACCGCGGTGTTCTCGAAGGTGACCGAGCCAGTGGAAACGCGGGCGGTGATCTCGACCGAGTCGATGGTCATGAGGTCGCGCTTCACGACGGTGTTGCCGGCATCGAAGCTGAAGGCGCTGGCCGCCACACCGAGGCCGTCGAGCGTGAAGGTGGTGTTGGCCTTGTTCACGCCCAGCGGGTCCATGAACTTGGTGTAGTCGGCCGTGGGCAGCGGCGCATCGGCGGCGGGCACGAACAGGCCGGTGAACTCGAACTGCCACTTCGGGATGCCCTTGGCGTCGATGGTGGCCTTCACGTTGCCGTGCGCGTCGGTCATCTTGTAGACGGTGCCGTCGACGTTTCCGTAGATGGTGAGCGACTCGAGGCTGTCGGTTGCCGGTGCGAAGGTGGTGCTGACGCCGGCGGCCGTGGTGACGGCGATGGCGCAGCCGCGCATGAGCGCAGCGTAGGCCGGCACATCACCGGCGGCGGCGACGCCCGCGATCTCGACCGAGAAGGCGATCTTGCTGTACTGGGTCACCAGCACGGAGCCGCGCGAGCCGAAGTAGGGTCGCACGTTGTCGCGCTGTACCACATCGCCTTCGATGGGGGTCAGGGTGACTTCGCTGACCAGAATGGCGTTGGCCGCACCGGTTGGAAGAGCGTCGGTACCGCGTACCGTTTCAGCCTTGGCCAGGATGGCCATCTTGCGCATGAGTTTTGCCATGTCGGCGTTCTCCGTTGATTGGTTGGTTGGTTGATGGAAGGAAGGGACTGATGAACAGAGGGCCTGGCTCAGAGGTAGCGCCAGGTCCGCAACTGCAGGGAGGCGCCGTGGCACTGCACGCCGCAAAAACTGACCGCGCCGGTGCCGCCGACCTGCATGCCGTCCGTGGCTTTCTCGTCCTTGATCGGGCTGGTGGCGCATGCGCCGCCGAAGGTCGGGTCGGCGCGCACGGCGTCGCGCACGGCCTCGATCAAGGCGTCGAAGGCGAGCTCCGACGCGGCGGTGTCGTCGACGGCCATGCGGCCGTGCAAGGTCCAGGTGTCGACGCTGAGGGTGCGATCGACATTGAGGCTGCGCTCCTCGGTGGCATCGCGGCGCAGCCACCAGCCGCGCAGCTGCTGTGCGCCGCCGGGTAGCGTGTGCAGGTAGAGCGCGCGCAGCGCGGCCTCGTCGCTCGCGAAACGCTCGCGGTCGTGAACGCGGCCGATCTGCGGCACGCCGTTCAGCGTCTGGACAATGGCCGCGCGCAGGGTGTCGAGGCCGCTCATGCCGCGGCTCCGGCCGCGCGTCGCGGCATGAAGATCGTGTGGATGGAAGTGGTGTGCATCGTTGGCTGCGTTGGTTGGTGAATCAACTGTCGCGGCCGGGCCCGAAATGCAAAAGGCCGACATCTGTCGGCCCCTGAAGCGAAAAATCGGCGGTGTGCGCCTTCGGTCGTGTGTTCAGTTCGCACCGGGACCTCCGCCGCGAAACCACTGTTTGATGCCCTCGATGAGCAACGCGGTGCCGATGGCCATCGCACCGCCAGAGGCGGCGCCGAACACGGCTGCGCGCTGCTCGACGGCACGCAGCCGGCTGTCGAGCGCATCGAAGCGCGCATCGAAGTGGTCCATGCGCCGGCTCTGCCGGTCCTGCCCTTCCTTCAGGGCTTGCACGAGGCCGTGGATCTGGCCGAGCAACAGCAGTTCCTGTGCGCGGACGTGGGAGTCGCTCATGGGACGGGTCTTTCTGTGATGAACTCGATCAGTGCGCGGTGTCGAAGGCGATCGGCGGCGCAGGATTTCGCGTTGAGGTCATGGTTGTCCCACGCGTCGTCGACGGTGAGACCGGCGTCAGCAGCACAGGCTTCGACGGAGGTGTCAGCAAGTCCGCAGGCACCGGCGGGAACGTCCGTGCCCGCGAGGGCGCTGTTCCACAGCCAGACAGCAGCAAGGCTGAGGCGATGACCGCGCCCGACAGGGTCGCGCTGTGCATCGCCAAGCGCGAGAGCATCCGGGTCCGCTCGCGGCGCGAGAGGTCGCGCAGGATCGCCAGGCCGCTCAACGCGGCGATCAGGAACAGCAGGAGGAACGACAAGAGAAACGCGCCGGCGTAGATCATGGAACGGGCCTTCGAGGGTGAAGTAGCGGGCCTGCAGGGCGCTGACGCCAAGCTGGTAGCGGGTCGATGCGGCACGCCCGCGCGCGTACTCGGCTTCGAGGTCTTTCGCGAATTGCGCGGCGCGCTGCGCTTCCTTGTCCTGCCAGAGGACACGCTCCTTGGTGCGGCCTGCGTCGTGCACCGCCCATCCACCGACGGCAAGCAACAGCGCGCAGGCACCCACAGCCACACCGATCGCGGTCAGTCTTGCGCTGAAGGTCATGGCGCACTCCCCTGGCATTGCGCGTGCAGACGCAGGCGGTCTTTCCAGAGCCCGCTGCAGGTCTTGTTGCCGGGCGCGGAGCAGTCGGTGGTGCCTGCGTACTTCCAGCCGAGGATGGCGTCGCATGCGCCGGCGTAGTCGCCGCGGTTGAGCCGCTGCACCAGCACCGAGGTGCGGCCCGCGCGGCCGCCGGTGCAGAAGTTGAACGCGCCGATGTTGTAGGCCAGGCTCACATAGGCGTCGTACTCATGCTGGTGCAGCGGCACTTGCACGCACTGCTTGAGCGCGCTTTCGTAGGTCTGCACATCGCGCAACGCGCGCTGCAGCGCGGGTACGGGCGCGGTGGTGTCGCCCATGCGCACGCCCCCGGTGGTGCCGAAGCCGATGGTCGGCACCGAGGTGCCGTGCACAGGGTCGGGGTATGCCTTGTCGCTGTAGCCCTCCCGCGCGACGATGCCCACCAGCCCGGCCGCGCTGAGCGCAAGAACGGTCAGCAGTTGACGCGGGGACGCGCCCCCTTTTTCGGCGGACGCAGGTCGCCGCCAGAACCTTCGAAAGATGTTTTTGCCCATGCCCTCATGGTCGGGCGTGGGGCGCGATCGGCTGAGGTCGACATGCGCCGACCTGCTTTTCAGCGCAGGTCGCTGCCTACACTGGCCTGCCCGCCGAACGCGGGAGCGCGCGGGTCAGATCTCGCCGCCGTGCCAGACGACGCGACCGCTGATGTGCAGGTCGGCGGCCTGCTCGGCGCTGAGCACCTGCGGCTTGTAGGCGGGGTTGTAGCTGATGATCTGCAGGCCGCCGGTCGAGAAATCGCGCTGCAGCACCTTCACGTAGTCGTGGCCGTCGAGCTGGATCACGTACACGCCGTCCTGGTCGAGCGACTTGGTGGCGGTGTCGACCAGCAGGATGTCGCCGTTGTTGATCTTGTCGGCCATCGAATCGCCGCGCGCATGGACGATGCGGGCATAGGCCGGCTTCACACCCTTGCGCGCCATCCAGGCCCGGTTGAACGCGAAGCGGCCCATGTCTTCCTGCGAGCCGTTGTACGAGCCCCCGCCCGCGCTCACGCGAACGTCGAGCAATTCCACCAGCACGAAGGTCTCGTCGTCGAGCCCGCTCGACAGCGGGCTGGCCGGCTGGGGTGACTGGAACGGGTTCAACTCCGCCGGATCGACGCCCAGCGCCAGGGCCATCACATACAGCTGCGCCAGGCTGGCGTCGCTGACGCCCCGCTCGATGCGCCCCACCGTATTGAAGTGAAGACCGCTGCGCTGCGCGAGGTCGTCGATGGTGAGGCCCTTGCGCTTGCGCAAATCCCGCAGCCGCGCGCCCTGAGCAAGGGCCAGTTCGTTGACGCGGGCGGTCACCTGGGTGTCGTCGAGAGGGATAGGGGTGGGCGACGTCACGATCACTCTGTTTTGTGCGAAGGCGCACATATTAAACACACAAAGGTACTTTTTCAACCCAAAAGATGTTTCGTTAACAAGAAAAAACTGTTTGCGTGTTTATTTAGATTGTCAAAACCCGTTTCATGTGCATAATCAAGTCCATCAACACAAAACGAGATTTTTTGATGGATTGGCACCCGGCCCAGGTTAAGGCTGCACTTGAAATGGTCGGAACCAACCTGTCGAAGTTGGCCAAAGAACACAAATACGCGCACATCAACGAAGTTCTGTACCGCCCCTGGGTTGCGGCGGAACGCATCGTGGCCCGCGCGTTGGCGCTGGAGCCCGAAGCGATCTGGCCCAGCCGTTACCTGCGCCCGCGCCACCGCGGCATTGCGATGACGCGCAATCCGCATGCGTTGGCGCCGCCCGGCGAAGGGCCGGACTGAGCCTGGCCAGCGGGCGCACCGCACGGGGCCTGGCGTGTGCGGAGGAGGAAGAGAAGAAACGCGTGATTTCAAGAGTGCCCGATGAAGGTTGCAGCCTTCACCGGGCGTGCCAGTGAACTGAGCAGTGCCACGAGCGAGGAGAAATGTACTGTGAGAAAAGGCTTCGTCAAGACTGAGAAAAAGACCGTGTTCGACGGCGCGACGCGCTTCGGACGGCTGGCAGGAGGTGCGTGATGCAAGACACGACCTCTTCTTCCGAATGGTTCGTCGCCAAGGCCTTGCTGGCACTCGCCGAGCAGCGCATCGCGAACGCGCAAGCCGCGGCCGCCCCCCCACAACCGCCCGACGACACGCCGGCCGAGCCGATGGCAGCGGACGGCGCTCCTTTTGCCGATCGCCTGTGGCGCCTGCTGCGCATCCGCCGCGCACTGACCGCCGACGAAGCCGCGAGCCTGCTGGCCGATGCGGACGACGACGTGGCCGAGACCCGGCGCCAGGCCGGCGCACTGATGTTGTCGTGGTCGCGGCAGCGTCCGAAGGACGTGCGCATCGGCGCGCGCCGCGTCGACGGGTTGAAACGCTACGTGCTTCAGCGCGACGTGGGCGCCACGCCGCCGCAACGCACGGCCAGGGAAGGACACCCCGCATGAACGACACCACGGATCACGCAGATCGCGCGTGGGAACAACGGCTCGGACGGGCCGTGGCCGCGCACCTCGAAGCACACGACACGGCGTCGGCCGGCGAGCTCGACCGCATGCTGGCGCACCACCTCGCAGGCTATCGGCCCGAGCCGGGCTGTCCGGCGCTTCGCCGGCAACTGGCGCGGCTGGCAGATGGCGGCCACGTCCACGCCGTGACGGTCGGCGGCCGGCGGCGCTGGCGATGCGGCCCCGGACCCGTGGCCGAGCGCATGGCCTCAGCGCGCCGCGTGACGCGGCTCGACACCAGCGTCTACATGCCCGAGCACAACCCCGTGGTGCGGCCCGGCGCGCTGGACTTCATGCGCGTGCCGAGCCTGCTGCTCGGCACGCGGTCCGGCTACTGGGGGTCCGCGCAATGAGCTGCGCCGATCCGACCCTCACCGCCGCGCAGGTGCTGGCCGAACTGCGGACCTGCGTCGGCCGCACGCACGGCCTGCACGTACGCGACCTTGTCGCCCGCATCACCGGCCGCTCGACGCCGGCACCCGCCCAGGAACGCCGTGCGCGCGAACACGTCGCCGCGTTGCGGCTGCAGGGCGAGCACATCTGCGGCAAGCCTGACACCGGCTACTTCATGGCCGCCACGGCAGCCGAGCTCGACGAGACCTGCCGCTACCTGCGCAGCCGCGCCGTGTCCGGCCTGCGCATCGAAAGCCGGCTGCGCCAGGTGTCGCTGCCCGCCCTGCTCGGGCAGCTCGCCCTTTCCGACAACGACACCCCAAAGAACAACGCCAACTCCTGAGAGGACATTCCATGCAAGAAGCCATCGCACACCACCCGGGTTACTGGAAAGACGCCAACGACGCGCTGATCCCGGTGTCGAAGATCAAGCCCATCGACAAGGATCGTCATGCCGTGGTCAGCGAACTCTGCGCGCAGGCTCGCCAGCAGAGCGCGGCGCTGATCGGTTTCAAGGTGGCCGCCATGAACGCGGTGCACGCGTTCATCGAGCGCAGCCTGGCGGCCTACGACGTGAAGCAGGGCGGGCGCAAGGGCAACGTCACGCTCGTGAGCTTCGACGGCAAGCACAAGGTGGAACGCCGGATGCAGGACACCGTCGTCTTCGACGAACGGCTGCAGGCGGCCAAGGCGCTCATCGACGAGTGCATCCAGAGCTGGAGCAAGGGCAGCAACGCCAACATCAAGGTGCTGGTGAACGATGCATTCCACGTCGACCAGCAGGGCAAGATCAGCACTGCCCGCGTGCTCGGCCTGCGCCGGCACGACATCGCCGATGCGAAGTGGCAGCAGGCCATGAGGGCGATCAGCGACAGCATGCGCATCGCCAGCACCAAGCCCTACATCCGCTTCTACGAGCGCAATGACGTCACCGGCGAGTACACGCCGATCCACCTGGATGTGGCCGCCGCATGAGCATGCACATCACCGAGCCCTCTTTCTGCGCCTGGTGCATGGCGCCCGGCGCCAGCCTGCACGAGATCGCCTGCGACGCCTGCCGGCCGCAACTCGAAGCCGCGGGCCTGGTCGAACCTTCGGCGATGCGGGAGCGCCCGCCCGCCAAGGTGCAGATCGGCCCCACCGACATCTGAAACGGAGCCCCACCCCATGAGCCCTCCCGAGTTCGTCAGCACCGCGCCGTTTCCGACGCACACGATCGCGCCGTGGCCGCGCCGGGCCGCGCCGGCGCGCGACCTGCTGCCGCCCCGGTTGCGGGAGTTCGCCCGCCTGATCGGGTTGTCGGCCACCATGTCGTTCGTCGCGCGCTACGGCGGCCTGCGGATCTACATTCCGGCGAACCCGCCCCGCGACCATCCGTTCGCCGCGCTGATCGGCTTCGACAACCTGCGCGCGCTCAGCGCCGAGTACGCCGTCGACGGCACGGGGCTTCGCTTCGTGCTGCCCAAAGCCCAACGGGCCCTCGACGCCGTCCGCAACGAACAGATCCGCACGGACTACAGCACGGGCAAATCCATCCGCGCGCTGGCCGCGGAGCACAGCCTCGTGGAACGCCAGGTGTCGCGCATCGTCGCGGACATTCCGCTGTGAGCCGGGGGCCGGGCGACAAGGCCCGGCCTCCTCAGGAAAACTCTGGGGACAGTTTCCGGACAAGCCCCCTGTTATCCACAGCGGGAGCGACCGCGCCCAAGTTGTTCCTTTTTTGATAGCACCACGGAAGCACGGGAGCACACAGTGTCCGGGGTGCTGCAAGTCGTTGTCAGGCAAGGAAAAAGGTATGTTGCCCACAGGGCGGGTTTACCCTTATCTACTACTACTAACTTAAATAAGAAGAATAAATAGAGAAGAGAGCAGCAGCGCACGGCGCCGGAAAGCGCTCCGAAGCGAAGGCAGTTACCGCGCACGCGGCCCGCGCAGGTCAGGCTTTTTTTCGCGCGGGCGCGGTGCGCGCCGTTGTCTTGCGCGCCGGCGACTTCACATCGACCAGCGCCAGCGTGCGCGCCGAAGGCGGCGCTTCGAGCACGCCCTGCAGCGTGTCCATCACGTTGGAGATGGTGTAGCTGCGTTCCCAGAATCGGCTGGGATCGTCGCTGTCTTTCGAAGACTCCCAGGCCGCCCACACGGCGTTGCCGT